TTCTTTGGGTGTGATATGATTGACATAGATTATCATTAGCAATCGCATAAATCGTCTAAATAACAAGGTGTGCTCTTACGCTTACGCGACGAGCACTGCTTAATGTCATTCATTCGATAATGCTCTCTTTGCGAAGAACGATAAGTAATGATTTGTCGTAGTAACTATCTTAATTACATATTTATTATACCACAACTTTATCAAAAACACAAGAAATTTTTTTCGTAGGTGGGATGATGAGTGGATTCGGATAAGTCTTTTTATAAAGTAAAAATATTATTCTTGTTTTGGTTTATCGTTTCGGAATGGATTTTTTAACGGATTTTGACTTTGCCATTTTGAAAGCCATTCAAAATCAGGTCGTCTCAAAAATTCAATCACCGAAGTGAAAGCTATAGCGAGTGCTATACATAATATCAATAAAATTTCAAGTGTCTTGTCGTAAAGCCATAGTGATTTCCCTTTAACATCAATAGACTTTAACCAGTTTCCTATGTTTTCCATGTACCTAATCCTATCATAAAAATTACAACTCCTATGAGTATAAAAATGTTGTCCTTAAATTTGAGTGCGAAATAAAAAGCGAGAGCAAGTAAAAATCCTTGTATGTATGTCATCTTTTGTAAGATGGTTTTCGAACAGTAAATTTTGTATGCTCTTGTGTAAGTTTTTCTTGTCGCTTTTTTGCTGCAGCTTTCATTCGCTTTCTTTTTGCTGTTGGTTTTTCATAGTATTCCAACTCTTGCAGTCTTGTTTTTCTATTATCTCTGTCTAGTCTTCTACGCAGTATTCTTACTGCTTTGTCAACTGACATACCTTTTATTTCAATTCTCATGTAATCCTTGTGCTCTTGTAAGGCGACACAGGTCATTTGCTATATTGTATTGATTGTCAACCATAGCTTTGACAAACTTATGAACCCATGCACAATCATAGACGAAGTCTTGATTTGTAGTATTTAGTCCTAATTTGTTTGCTTCCGTAACAAGTGCAGTAGTAAGCTTATGTGCTATTTCGTCTGCTTTCTTCATTCGTGGAAATTCTATTACTTTCATCTGTTCTCCTGTGAAACGCCCATCCTCTTTGTCGAAGATAGTTAACTTGCGAAGTTATTTGCGAGTAGCTTCTCATGAGTCTACTTGCCAATTCCTCCATTGATAAAACATTGTAGTGGTCTTTGAGTATTTGCCTTTCTTTGTGCGACCATCTACCTCGTTTTTGTAATTTCATATTTTATATACCTGTGCTCCATATTGTTTTTCTTTCTCTGGAAAGTAAACTAATTCTGTTTTACAGTTTTGATATTTTTTTATTTTCTCAATCCACCATTCAATGGGCTTGAGTGTGACATGTGCATTGCTGCCATCACTGAGTGTTGCTCGAGCAGGAAATCCTGCAATTGTAGCAAACACAAATTTCATATTTGGATTCGCATACCAGTATTCAAAGACTTCATCAATTTCATTCTCTGGAATATGCTCTAGCACATCACAGGAAACAACTGCGTTGAACTCACCGACAGGTGGTTTCTTTTCATACTCTGGTATGCCAATATCATAAAGTATGATTTTGTTCATATTCCAAAGATTTTGTATTTGGCGATGCTTGTAAGCATAGCCTTTACCACAACCAAAATCGAGAATATTGAGTTCTTCTTTTACATCAAGTGCTAAATCTTGAATATTCCAAACCCAATAAAGTATCTGCTCTCCGATCATCATGCCCACATCTGTTCGGGCATGGATAAGGCGATACTCGTCTCGTAAATGAGGTAGTGTTACTCTAGTCATACTCTTATTATATCAAAATCATAAGGATGTGTCAAGAATTATTTTTAAGTATCTATAATTTAGTTCTTGACAACACCTTTCAATTTTGTTATAATATGTGTAATTGGAGAAATAATGGATATAGATATAGCATATTTAATGATACTCATAGGTGGTGTTTGCCTGGCGTATGAGATTGGTCGAAGAAAAGGTATCGGAGATACTCTTGACTACATGAAAGCACAGGGACACATTGATTTCGATGAGTAGTTAAAAAATAGTTGTTGACTTCAAGGTTAATTTATAGTATAATTTATATTAAGTGTGAAACATGGGGTTTCACATGAAAAATCGTTCACACCGAAAGGGTGAACATAGTTTTACTGAAAAAGGAAATTAGGAGAAAATCATGACGATTGATATTAGTAAATTTTGGCTTGGAATGAATAATGATTGGCTGTTGCATAACACCGATACATCATATCCAAGATATAACATAGTTGAAAACACAAGCACAGGCAATTATCGAATAGAAGTTGCAGTGCCAGGCTGGTCTAAAAAAGAACTTGAGCTAGTTCACGAAGATAACGAACTGCTCATCAAGGGGAAAAAAGAACGCAAACTTGGGGAGAGCGAAAGATTCTCTCATCAAGGACTAAGTCTTAAATCTTTTGAGAGAAAGTTTATTTTAAACGCTGACTTAAAAGTAGACTCTGTCGAATTAGTAGATGGACTATTGACTATCGCGCTGTCTAAAACTCCGAACTCCAATCGTAAAGTATTGGATATTAAATGAAAACAATCATAAATAGTTTTAGACAAATACAGAAATATGACGACATAAAAGACATCTTAGAACAAGCGGCACTTATGTGCTTCTTTGGTGTTGCCGTCGTGGCAAGCGTAGGTTATGTCGTTTGATCGTGTATTGTCAACGACCAAAATCGAAGCGTACTCGCAAGAGTGCGCTTCGTCTTAGGGCAAAGCGAAAAAGTCAAGACAGAGAGTTACTAGACTATGCAAATATATTGCAAAAGGAACTAGAAGATTCAATACGGAGGTTAATGCCGCATGATAACAGTAAGCGATACGGCTCTCGAAAAACTACAAGAACGAGTAGCAAGTAAACAAGTATGGGGAGTTAGACTCTCTTTACTACCGAATGGCTGTAATGGTTGGTCATATGAGTTAAAATACTTAGATGAGCCAACAATTCACAGTGATGCAGTATTCTATGGGATAATTGCAGTAGATCCTATGACATGGGGATATGTAAAAGAAATCAACATAGATTGGGAAGAAGATGGACTAAACGAAAAGTTTTTAATTCAAAGTCCACAAGAAACAGCACAATGTGGCTGTGGAGAAAGTTTTAGCATATGAAAATATCACAAGAAGGCTTAGCCTTAATTAAAAAGTTTGAAGGTTGTGAACTCGAAGCATATCAAGATGCAGTAGGAGTTTGGACAATCGGATATGGACACATTAAAGGTGTTCATGAAGGAATGAAAATCACAAAAGAACAAGCAGAAGAAATGCTCATGGAAGAACTCGTAGAGTATGAAAACCATGTGCTAAAAGCAGTAGAAAATCAATTAGATCAGTGCATGTTTGATGCATTGGTATCATGGACATATAATCTCGGTCCAACAAATCTTAATTCTAGTACCATGTTAAAAGTTGTCAATGCAGGACAATACGAAGATGTACCAGCACAAATTAAAAGATGGAACAAAGCAGGTGGTAAAGTTCTTGAAGGACTTACTAGACGCAGAGAAGCAGAAGCATTACTATTTGAAGGAAAAGATTGGTCTCATGTCTGACATGAAGATCAAGTTCGATAGTGAATTACTACTAAAAGCCGCGACACACGCGGAAAGTAGAGGAATGACACTAGAAGAATACATTCAAGAGTTTGTAACAATGCTGAAAGAGGAAAAATGGAAAGATGAATCAAGTATTTCTGGGAATTAGTGTAGTTTTAGCAGGTGCATGTTTTCTTTTATGGAATGAAAATTCTACCTTAAAAGAAAATAATGCCAAGTTAGAAAGTGCAGTTCAAATGCAAGAAGAAGCAATTAGTAGCTTACAAAATGATTTTGCATTACAAACATCACAACTAAATGAATTACAAATAAAAGGTCAAGAAATACAAAAAGAAATGAATCGTTATCTTGACATATTTAAAAGACACAATCTTACTAAGTTAGCAGCTGCAAAGCCTGGCTTAATAGAACCAAAAGTAAATAAAGCAACAAAGGAAGTATTCGATGGAATTGAAAACGATAGTAGGGATATTGATGCCGCTGATGATGGTCTCACAGTGCAGTCTGTTCCCAACAAAAAAGATTGAAGTTAGTGCAAAACCAATAGAAAGGCAGATAGCACAACCAATATTACCAAGAGAGATTGATTTAAAAGAACCTTATTGGTATGTTGTATCAAGTGCAAATCTTGAAGAATTTTTAGCAAGAGTTGAAAAAGATCAAGGACAGCTTGTATTTTTTGCTATGTCAGTTCCAGATTATGAACTTATGGCATACAATATGCAAGAGTTAAAAAGATACATTAACGAACTTAAACAAGTAGTAGTATATTATAGAAAGGTAACCACTGAAGATGTTTCAAAGAATTAAAGAGTATTTATCAACTTTACATCACTATATGACGATGTCAAGAGGGGCAAAATTCTTTGATAGAAACCCTGTAGTACAAGGAAGATTTGAAGAAAACGAAGAGTGGCTCGAAGAAATAGAAAATAGATTAGCAGAAATAGAGGAGAGATTAGGTATTGAATACCAGCATACGGACTATTAAGTCCCCTGTCGATAAAGTATCGGCATATTTATTTAAAGAAGATAGATTACAAGAATCAGAATATGCACCAATTTTAGTGCATATTGACACTATAGACACAGTTATAGATTATAAGAACAATACAGCCCTGCTAGATAGTTTAATGACAGCAGGACTTCAAACACCAATAGTAATAGTAAATAATACAGAAGAAAATTATACTTATATAACACAGAACAAAAACACTGAAAAAAGAGAGAGTAATAAACCTTTTCTCTGTTATTCAGGTAATCAAAGATTAGCAGCAGTTAAAAAATTAGGTTATGATACGGTGCATTGTATCTTCGTGGAAGATGTTCACTGGGCTCATGCAGTACACCTAGTATTAAATAAATGATAAAGTTTAACGAAATAAAAAAAGTTTTAGAAAATAACATTGTGAAAATAACTTTTACCAGTTTAGTATCTGGAGAAGAAAAAACAGCACTTTGTACACTAAATTCGACTTATTACTCGAATAGAGTTAATCAGTCAGAATCTGATCGTATTTTGGTTTATCGCCTTGATTGTAAAAGATGGGAAGATTTTCAATTAAATACGATTATAAAATATGAAGTTGCCTAACTAAATAGGCAAGGCTCGAAAGAGCAAAAGGAGAGAACTATGATAGCATTCTTTCAATGGATCGAAGCTTTTATAGCTGTGGTTCCAACTATAGTTATGGTTTGTTCTGCGGTTGCAGCACTTACCCCAACTCCACTTG